ACGGTTCAGGCAAGGCGATAATACCTCCGACAGCCCCACCCCGCCCGTCTGACAGACACGCTTGGGATTCATCATCAAACACTTGGATTTTATTATGAGCATAAATTGGGGAAAATATGGAATAAAAGCCCCCTACGGGCGTTCAGGGAACAGAAAGGTTTTCTGCCCACAATGCCATGACCAGCGTCACGACAAACGTGACAAAAGTCTTTCTATCAACCTTGAAACAGGCGAGTTCAACTGTCATTATTGCGGCTTTTCGGGCTGTGCAGCGGAAAAAGAGCCTTGGGAAAAAGAAGACCGCCCGTGGCGTAACGCCGCCCCAATACGCCGGGAGAAACCCGTTTACAAGAAACCCGCCCCACGTCAGGACAGTTCTTCAATCTCAGGGAAAGCCCTTGAATGGTTCAGGGGGCGGGGTATCAGCGAAAAGACCCTGACGGCGATGAAAGTAACCGAGGGGCTTGAATGGATGCCGCAGAAGAACGGTAAAGCGAACACGGTTCAATTCAACTACTACCATAACGGGGAACTTGTCAACACAAAATTCAGAACGGGAGACAAATGTTTCAAACTCTGTTCAGGAGCAGAACTTCTCCCATACGGGATTGACAATATCAAAGGAACGAAAGAATGCATCATCACAGAGGGCGAAATGGACGCTCTGTCTTTCTTTGAATGCGGACGGACAGATGTTGTTAGCGTTCCGAACGGGGCGAACTCAAACCTTGATTACCTCGATGATTATCTTGAAGAATACTTTGATGACAAAGAAACAATCTATATCGCATCCGACACGGACACGAAAGGCGTTGTTCTGAAAGAAGAACTGATAAGGCGTTTCGGGGCTGAACGCTGCCGGGTCATTGAATACGGGGACGGATGCAAAGACGCTAACGAACACCTACAAAAGTACGGGCGTGAAAGTCTTCTGAAATGTATCGCTGACGCTCCCGAGATAAAGATTGAGGGCGTTTTCATGCTGTCAGACTTTGAACAATCCCTTGACGCTCTGTTTGAGCATGGCTTGCAGAAAGGGGTAACAATCGGGCATGACAACTTTGACCGATTGTGTTCTTTTGAAACGAAGCGTCTGTGTATCATCACTGGCGTTCCGAGCTCGGGTAAGTCTGAATTTATTGATGAGATTGCAGAACGATTGAATATCCGCCACGGCTGGCGTTTCGCTTATTTCAGCCCGGAGAACGCCCCGTTGGAATATCATGCATCAAAGCTGATTGAGAAGTTCACGGGTAAGAAGTTTGACAAAGAACACCTGACATACGGGGAGTACAAACAAGTGAAACAACACCTTGAAACAAATTTCTTTTTCATCTCCCCGAAAAGCGATTTCAGGGTTGACGCTATTCTCGAAAGGGCTAAATTTCTTGTCAGACGCAAAGGGATTAAAGTTCTCGTTATTGACCCGTATAACAGGCTTGAAGATGAAAGCGAGGGCAAGAACGAGACGAAATACATATCAAGGCTGCTCGACAAACTGACAAACTTCGCACAGCTGCATGATGTGTTGGTTATCCTCATGGCGCATCCGACAAAGATGCAGAAGAACAAAGACGGTGAGCCAGAGATACCGACACTTTATGACATCAGCGGCTCGGCGAACTTCTACAACAAGGCTGATTTCGGTATTGTCGTTCACAGAAACCGACTTGAAAACACGGTTGAAATCTATGTGAAGAAAGTGAAGTTCAGACACCTCGGAGAGTGCGGAATGGCTCTGTTCAAATACAACCTGAACAACGGGCGTTACAGCCCCTTTGTCAACGGCACAGAACCCGTTTGGGATAACAATAACCATTTACAGGAAGAAATCAAACGGCGTGAGCAGGAAGCCCTTGAAGCCTCTCAATTCAACTGGGATGACTTTCAACCCTCTGATGAAGAATGCCCGTTTTAATCATTAACAGTAAACAATTATGAGATACGCACTTAGAAAGCAAGATAAGATTGCATCCGCTTTGGGTGACGATTATTTGAAAAATCATATCGTTAAGAGCCTTGATTATTATTTTGGCAAATGCGGTAATGAACGCATTAAAAACGATATTTCACAAGAGGGATATATAAGCCGGACAGGTGAGAATTATCCACTTTTAAGAATTAATGACCTCACAGATGATAACGCCATGTTAGAGTTTGCAGTGATAGGGGAAAAATACGATGTCTTAAACCTGTCTTTCTTGGGCAGAATGAAAGGGTAATAACATGAAACCGAAAGAATTTTTTGACGCTGTTGTCCGAATGAGGGAAAAGCAGCGGGAATATTTCAAGACCAAAACAAGTTCAGCCCTGACAGAGAGCAAACGACTTGAACGGGTCATTGATGACGAAATAGACAGAGTTCAAAGAATTATTCACGAAAAACAGAATCCGAAGTTATGGTAAGATTAGACATTAAAAACATTAAAACTCCGATTTGCGTAAAGATAACCATATTCAAAGGTTATCACGCTGATGAAGTGGTTTATTATCGGAACAAGTTATCTGTTTCTATGATTGAGAGATGGAGGTGGTATTTTGAATACCTCGCTGCCCTTATCAAAGTTAACAATCCCCACCGCAAAACAGAACTAATGATTTGTCCTCAGACACTTCTACAAGGGGAAGAATATATTGAAGAAAAAACCAAAACACTACTTAAAGCGAAGCAAACAAAGCTGAAAACGCTTCAAAACAAGCCTGTACAGAATGACTTGTTCAATTTCGCTAAACAGGAACAAGATAGTAAAATTCAAACCGTACAAAGTGAAATAAACGCTCTTGAACAGGGGGAGTTTAACTACTATGTTCCTCCAACATACATAAACAGGGTTAAAGAATGGATAAACCAATAAAGTCATGGCAAGATTAAACATTGAAAGGCAAAAACGGCTTGAACCCACACGCATTGAATATGCTATCAGCCGCATTCAAGAACTCGGCTTTGAGATTGTTCTGCGTGACAACACTCAGATACAGTTCATTCACAAAGGGCAAACAGTCACATTCTTCCCGTACAGCGGCTGGGCAACAGGGAAAAGCATAAAAGACGGGCGGGGTCTTGAAAGACTTCTTAAACAGTTGAGACCATGAGACCGAAAGGAAACGGATTGATACCGCTTCACGATGAGAAGCAAGAAGAACGGGGCTTCTTCTGTATAAAGCTGGTTCAGTTTCTGAACACAGAAGCCGAAATGGGAACGGAAGAATACAGGTTGCTTTGGGAAGAACGGTTTACAGCCGCAAAAAACGGTTGTTGCTCTTATAGAGAACGTTGCCCGATATATGAAAGAACGGTCAAAAACAGACCCGTCCAACTGAGTTTATTCACTTAAAATTTATATGAACATGAAAATGAGAAAACAGAAAAAGCAAATCCCGGCTGAGTTCCGGAAACAAATGTACGAGAATTATAAAGCCAATATGACTTTATACGGTAAGCCGATAAGCCCATATAAACAATGGCTCAAAGACGTGTTTAACACTAAACTTCCATGCAAGTTATGACAAAAGAAGAAATCAAAAGATTGCCATTTGTCGTGTCAGCTTACCAGCATATTTATTCATCTGAAAGTCGCTGTGGAATTTGTCATCTGCCTTGGTCTGCTTGTGAGGCTGAACATATTGACATTACCGATAAATACGGTGTTTTTTATGTATGTTCCCATTGTTGGAAAAACAGTGATTTACAAACGGTTTTAAAAGCAACCACGCAGGGATATTTAAGTCAGTTTCATTCATGTGACACAGATGAAAATAAGGCGCATTTTCTTGAAGAATATAAGCTGGTTGATATATTGATGAAGACAGAACAAAAGTATGTATTAACCCATTCAAAAACAGAAGAACAGGAGGAAATAAAATGAGCGTGACACGGTGTAAAATAACGCTTTCAAACGGTCAGCGTTATACATTGAGAGACCCGGAAGACATCGGCGGCATTGACAGCAACCGCACGGCATTATTCGTCTTCAATAACGGGGAAATTTACAGAGGATGCACGGACGGCGAGGTTGACGATGACGGGTATTTCTGCCTTTCAAGAAAAGACACGCATCATCGCATAGGGCTTCCCTTTGACCGTCTTCTCGGATGGGCTTATGAAAAGGAGGGCTGACTTATGGAAAACAGACTGAATGATATTTGTGACCGTTTTCAAGAAAAAATTGGTCTCCTTGATGAAGTAATCAAAGAGTTAAAGGAGGCTTTGATAAACGCTCAGGAAAGTTTAGGAATGTCT